TACCCGCAGATTTGAAGAGACTCGACGTGTCTCTGTAAAGTTTCGTGACATAGGCACGAATACCTATTTAGTGTATACGATTTTTTTAGAATTGTCAAGAGAGTCGTGAAAACCCACCAACCTTTTTGAATTCTAAGCAGTGATTGAATTTATCAAACAGTTCATTCTTATGTGAGATGATGAACACATTTGCATCCTTGATCACGAACCTAACAATTTTTAGAAATTCTTCGGTTCCAAACCCGTCTAGAGAAGAATCAAATACCTCGTCCATGATTAGTAGATTGGTGACGACGCTATTCTTCATACGGGCAATCTCCCTCCAGGTAAACAGGAGAGCAAGGTCAATCCTCATCTTCTCACCCTCACTAAAGGATGGGTAAGAAAACTTCTCATGCACTGGAGTTTGAATCTTTTCGTTGAACTCTTCATCAAGGGTAAAGTTGATGTAGAAGTCCATACGTTGCAGATAATCGTTGACAAGTTTGTTGATCGTAGGAAGATACTTCCTGATGATCGAACTCTTGACACCATCATCCTTTAGGAGAAGTTGTCCCTGAGTCAACAGGTCAAACTCTTCTTTGGTGCTCTGGATTGTTTCAAGTATAGTTTTTAGACTCTTCTTGTATTCCGATAGTTTTACATCTTCAGCACTTCTGTTCTCAAGTCTATCGGTAATGTCCTGAATTTCTGATTCCAGATCTCCTTTTCGCTTGGTTGAATTAGAAATCCGAATATTGAACTGAGAAATTTCATTCGAGAGGTTAGTAATCTCCTTTTGCAATTTCAAGAACTTTTGTTCTTTCTCTTCTTCTGCACTGATTGCCTCCCCAATTTGAGAGAGACTATCTTCATGCTTCTGTAAGAGTTGCTGGAGATGTTCAATTCTATTTACCCGAAACGAATCTTCGATAGATTGAGTGCAGGTAGGGCAAACCGAATTGTCTTGGAAGAACTTGATTTCTTCCCCACTGCTATGCTTCTTAGATTGTAATTTTGCTCGGAACTGTCCAAGTTTTTTTACAGTATTACCTGAAGAAGTATATCCTTTGGCAACTGTTTGGAGGTCTTCAACTTCTTCAAGAAGATCAATGACTTGTTCTTGATACGATGCCGACTCTTGAACCAGCGAGGCGATCTCCTTTTGTTTGGTAGTGATATCATTTTGAGATGATTCCTCAATGGTTTTGATGAAGCGTTTCTGCATCAGAATTTTGTCTGCTACAGATTCCTTTTTCAAGTCTAACACCTTGAGGTTGTCCTTCGCGTCCTTCAGTTGGAGTTTGATGATCTCTAGCATAGAGGAGAACACCTTGATGTCCAACAGATCTTCAATCACCTCACGCCGGTTAGCAGCAGTGAGTTGCATAAAGGGAACAAAAGAAGCAGACCCAAGAATAACAATCTGGGTAAACGATTTGTAATTGAGTTTGAGTATCTGTTTTTCCAGATAGTTCTGTTGATCGTTTGCAGAGGAATCCTCATTTAGTTTAGAACCGTCACGATAGATCTCAAAGACGTTAGGTTTGATACCACGAACAATCTTGTACTCTCTCTTACCAACAGCAAACTCGATCTCCACAACACAGTCTCGTTCGTTGACAGTGTTGACAAGTTGAGGTTTGTTGACCTTACGAAAAGGTTTCCCAAACAAAGAAAACGTCAGGGCATCCAGAATCGTAGACTTACCTGCACCATTCTGACCAACGATCAAGGTATCCTTGTTCTCGTTCAAATGGATGGTGGTAAATTGATTGCCAGATGACAAAAAGTTTTTATAACGAATTTGTTTGAATTCAATCATCCTGTTGGACTGGGATCACAAGATCATCTTTAGTAATAACGGTGTACTTAGTACCCGTCCGTTCACACGCAGCGATTGCTGCTCTGTCAGCGATGTGTATGACCTCCATAGGGTCCTTACCATCGACCTCCAACATCATAGCATACCTTTCAGCATCGTCCTTTTCAGTGAAGAAAAATACAACCTTCTCCCCCATGTCATTGATGACGGCAAAAGCACCTTCTTTTTGACCGTTAGCAGGAGTGATTATATGCATCAGATTGCTTCACATGCTTGCTGGTAAGTATTTCTGAGAATATCTTTTATGCGTGATTTATTTAGTTCTGTCTCTAAATCATCGACATACCTATTGAGAAGAGTCATGGTGTCTTCTGTTTGCTGTACAATCTCATCATCCATCGCAATCATCTCTGACCGCTCAATGATTTTGATTTCTACAGGGTTTGCTTTCTGGAGAGACTCTAGGAAGAGATCAAACTCTTTCTCCTTACTCTTCTTGAACACAACCAACTTGACAATCTTATCTTTATAATCAGCGAACTTGAACAGTTGCCGAGGAGTGTCTTCGTATTTGATAACCTTATACAACTCGTGAGAGTTGTTGATGTTCTTCATCTCAAAGGTTTCTGTATCAAAAGTAATGCATCCTCTAGGGTCATTGACATCACTCCAGAACATTTGGTAAGGATTGCCAATATAATAAATCTTACCGTTGCTAGATCTGGTGTGGAAGTGTCCGGACAATACCTTATCAAACTTATGATACGCATCAATATCATTACCGTGTTCCATGACATGACCATGGGTGGCAACAAAACCATTCAGTTCTAGGTGACCCATAGCAACCTTTGCTTTGGTTGCTTTGATCTCCTTGTAGGTTTCGTCTCGGTTCTCGTTATTGATCCAAGGGATAAACAAGATAGGCAAACCACATACATCTATCTCCTCACACTGACTAACAATACGAATGTTGTCGTACTCTCGTAAGAGTAGATCGATAGTATTGATGTCGTTAGTGTTCTTATAGTATGCGGTGTGGTTGCCCACAACAGACACCACAGATACTCCCATATCTCGAAGACGGTCGAAGTAATGTGTCTTCGCCCAATCCAAAGAATATAGGTCAACACCTTTACGGTTGTCAAAAGTATCTCCAAGGTCGAGAACAGTTTTGATACCTTCTCTCTGAAGCATTGGAAAGAAATCTTCCTCATAGAACTTCAAAAAGTAATCATGGTATACCTTAGATCCTTTCTTGAAACCAAAGTGTTGGTCTGTGATGATAGCAACTTTCATGCCCCGTCTTCAGTCTTATACATCCATTCTTCAGTATGTCCCACTGACCACTTATCAGAGTTTTCAACTCTATAGTTCTGTGTGCAGACTTTGAAATCAGGCATCTTAGTTTCTGCTGGAATAAGACTCATGTCTTTCCAGATAACACGATTATTTGGTTGTGCCGCAAACTGACCATTGTCTAGTTTGATGATGTTGAATGATTTATGCTCTGGATCATCTTGACTAAACCCAGTGTCTAAAGTAGAAGATTCACTATGGCAGCAATCAATGGTGAACATGTACTCACCAGGATGCATCTGCTTATCTTTACCAAAGAATTCACACCTCGACAACATGGGTTTCTCAATTACAGTAAGGTTGTAATCAAAAGCATCCCAGAGTTGCAGGGTGTCAAGAGACAGATCGCCATGATCTTCCTTCCAGACAAATGCACTCAGGGGAAGTTTGTCAAACAGAGCACCGTACTCAGGAAGCAGGGTCTCAAAGTAAAGTGCTTTATACTGAACACTTTTTACACTGACCCAGATGCCCTCCGTAAATTCACCGTGACCACGTTCATGATCATATAGAAATTCCTTCCTAACTTTTACAGGAACAGGAGGTAAGTTATGAACTAGGAATGCCATTAGGACTTCTTCGATGATTCTGGGGATTGATAACCGTAAAGTTTAGGATTTATTCTACCGTCAGTTTGATCAAATCTAATAAAATTTTTTTTGTACTTATCGTAATAATAATCAAAAAGTTCTGATGTTTTATTTGCTGTGCTAATATCGTAAGTTTCTACACCGTCAACCATATATGTAATTAGATATGCAGTGTAAGGCAATCCAGTATCATTTGCCTTTTCTTTTTCACACTTTTCAAAAAGGATGTTTACTTTTGTCATCTGCGAGATCTGCGGGGTTGTGGACGGAATTCTGGGAGTGGACGACCTGTTGTAGATCTTTGGAAGTCTCGGTAATCTTCTTTCGCCTGACTAACAACTTTGCCAAGCATTTCCATTATCTTGAGGATTTCCTCAGTTGTTGCCTGGGGAATTTGATCCTGAACATACCGATACTTGGCAAAGAACTCTTCGCCATAGTATGCATAATCCTCTACAGTAATTGTCATCGGTAGTTGTTGCGATACTGAACTGCGTCTTTGATTGAATTGTATTCAGATGATCTATCCATTTCGTCTGCGACGAAAACTTCGTCAAACCCAGATCTTTCAATAATTTTTTGTCTAATTTCTAATTGCTTTTTCTCCTTCTGGATACGACGAAGGAAAGCGTAGTGGATAATTTGGGTGAAGTATGCGAAAGGATTCTTAGATTTTTCTGGATTGAAGTTATTGATATACTGAACACAGTTCTCAATTCCATCACAAACCATGTCATCCTTGAACATGTAGTTGACGAAGTTAGGTTTGTAAGACAAGTGAGTAGCAATCTTTAGAAAGCATTCTCCAAGGTAGTTCGTAATTCTAGGTTTAGGTTGACCTAGTGCTTCAGCGTCAGTGATAGACTGCTTGTAAGCAATGATGGCAGCAAGGAACTCCTTATTGTTTACATAGTGTTCAGATCTTTTACGTGTCATTTTGTAGACATTTCATATAGATATTATAGCACAGCTTGACAGAAGTGCCAAATCTCTGTAGAATAACTCTGTCAGGGTTCATCGGGAGGTTATAGCTTAGCTTTGAGTATCTTTAGAAGCATCTTCAGCACTATAGAGTTCCTCAAAGGTCTTCCTTGCCTTATCTACGTTGTTCACATATCCCATCTCTTTAGTAAGATCTGGATGTTGTCTAGAGAACCCAGAAGCAACAACCTGATTATAAGTAGCAATAACGAACTCATCCTTGATCTCACTGAGAGTGATGATACGGTTGAGATCGACTATGAATATATCTTCATCTGACATCTTCATCCAAGGTTCAAACTTATATCCCAACGGGATATTCGCACCAGGGGTGCGAACCTCTTCACATACAACAGGATTCTCTAGGATAATTTTCTCATCATCATCTGCATTGACAATTACAGAGGACAAGATCTCCTCTCCACTTACCATCTTGATGGCAGCAAGAAATTCATCATAGGGTTCATTAGATCTTGACTTGGATGATGTCATAGTTGAATTTCTCTTCGTTATAGTATTTGATTCTTTCGATAAGATGATTCAGAGTATAATTTTGTCTCTGATTCTTCTTACAATCATCTGCTATGTCGTATAGAGTTGCTTTTAGTTTAGAATCACTTTTCCTTAGAACTCGCCCAATTGACTGTAATGTTCTAATTCTAGATTTACTAGGTGAAGCAAAAATAACGTTGTGTAAATTTTTGATATTGATCCCGGTAGAAAATGTACCGAATGATGCAATGATAATAGCGTTCGATTCTGTTTCCGCTATACTCCGTACTGATTCTCTTTCTTCAACGTCCACGCCTCCGTGGATAAAGAAAACTTTCCGGTCACTCCTATTTATCAGGTTATAAAGGACCTCTCCGTGTGCCTCAACACGACTGAATAAAATTAGGGTGTTACCTTCAATGTCCCACACTAGGTTTTTGATGAAGTTGTTTCTCTTATCGTGACCGATGAGATACTGAACTTCGTCCTCATACCTCTCAAAAATTTGAGGTTCGTGTTTTAGCAGTAGGACCTTGATGTTCAATGTAGCAAGATAACCTGCTTCTTGCAGTTCGCTGGTATTGATAATCTTGTATGATGGACCAAACAAACCCTCTAAAACCCACTTGTGTGTCTGTGTGCCGTCTAGGGTACCTGTGAACCCATATCGGTATGGAGTGTCATACATCTTGCCCATGATCCCTACAAGAGATTTGGACTTGAAGTTGTGTGCCTCATCACCTATGACTACATCAAATTGCCTGAACCACTTTTTGTCAAGCTTGTAAATTGACTGCCATGTTGATATAATGATTGGAAGATCGCTGTTCATCTCTTTGCCACCGTAGATGCGGTGACAATACTTCTCAGCATCCCAACCATAGTCTTCAAAGTCTTTGTACATCTGCTCTACGAGAGATGTTGTAGGGACAATGATTAGAGTTCTTCTTTGCTTTGCAGTATGATATCTGGTGACAGCATAGATCATTAGAGATTTGCCAGATCCCGTAGGAGAAATTAGTAATCTCCTCTTTCTAACCAACGCATCATATACACCGTCTATCTGATATTCCCTAGGTTTATGCCGCGAGATCTTAGTCAACCAGTCCTTGACACCCTCTTTGGATATACCATCCTCTTCTTGGTATGGCAGACCGTAGTGTTTGGAATTCTCGAACTCAAATGTGTATGCATATCTTTTACAAAACTGGCACAGTTTATCCAACAGACCTACGTAGATCTCACGCTTCTGGATATTGAACAGACGTATTTTGCCATCCCAATACTTGCTCCTGTACTGAGGCATGAACTTTGCCCCCGGTACATCAAACGTGAATTGATCTTGTAGTTCGTATTGAATGTGTGGATCACACTCTACGACCAGGAAGACTTCATTCTTTTTTCTAATAACAAGATCAGCCATAACCGGAAGAGAACCTTCTCCACTCAATCGCATTCTTGATCTGATACGTTCGGTTAGACACCTGCCTTAGAATCTCTTCTAAGTATTTCAGCGCCGTATCGAAGTACTCGATCTTTAGTTTGATTTTCGATAACTTTTCATCAGACTCAAGATATAACTTGAGGTCATCTTTATCTCTGATTTTGTAGGGGAACGGTTCTGCCTCATATACAGCAGCAGTCGCCTTACCAGTGTAAAATTTTCTTCTTTCTAGCAGTAACGTGCTATAGGTTTGCTCGTTCTGCTTCCGCATCAGAAGTATTGTATTATATATCTCATAATACTTAGCGTGAATTTGTGGAATCTTCAAAGACTCGGTGTCCAGTTCATCCTGGTTCATCACCGCATCTTTTTTCCACATCTCCTGAATAACTTCAATATTGCAGGGATTAGACTTTCTTTCCATTGACATCGATTACATCATAAATGGTGTACTTGAATGATACCGTAGCGGTAAAATATCGTTCCTCAGTTTCAACGGCACTAAACGGAATGCCAGACAATGATACAGGAAATAGATCCTTGAACACAACCCTTAGACTGGGTTGATAGTTGCTATTCAGAACTACCAAGGTTCCATCAGAACGCTCATTGAACGGAGCATCTTCTGTTGGATAGAACCTACTGTTCCTTTTTAGATCTTCGTACTGTTGTAAGGACTCTGGGTATCCTAGTCCTGTAATCCAGTCGTAGATCTGTAGATAGTTTTCGCAGTCCTCATCAACAATAAAATCTATTTGCAGATCTTCGTACTCCAGTTTGTCTCCGGGAACATCAATGTTCTTGAGATACGTGGATTGATTTGCAGTCCCTAGTGAGATTGTAGGGAGATTTGCACGATTGCAATAGAAGTCAACTTTAGGACACCGGTTCAAAATAAAATTGAACCCAACAATACTCAGGAAATTCCTGTTATTGGGTTCATTCAGTGTATATGGTGGAGTTGCACTCCTGACCCGAGTATTAGACACTGCTCATAGACTATCTATCGAGCTATTTATGCCTTATACTCTTGGAGAATATCTAAAAAACGATTGAGCATTTCATGAGCACCTTCATGCCAGTCAGCATTGCGGGCGGTCCATTGACCATTGTACAGTTCGTTCTTCAGTTTCAAGACTCGACAGTTGATTTCTTCTTTAGTCACAGAGTTTCTTGGCATCATACATGTAGCGTTTTGACGTACTCCAACACCATCTCACGAATCCTCATGAGTTCGTTGTAGCACTTTTGGTTGTGGGCACATGAACGGAGAGTGTTATCAGGTTTGTGAACAGATTCCATAAACAAATCTACTGCTCGATTCCACTTGTCTTCTTGAGAATCGACGGGCACACTGTTCTGATCCTGCATAGCAAATCCAATTCAATGACATTCTACCATATGTATAAAAAAAACCCCCGGTGGGGGCGGGGGTTTACATGAGAATCTCTTTACAAATCCTTTTACACGATCCCTGTGTCTCGTCGCATTCAATCAGACACTCATAGTAGTCGTTCAATAGAGTCATCCTCGCTTCAGTTTCTTCTAGGTTTTCTACCGATTTTTCTAAACGACCCCATTCAGTCAACTGGTTGCTTGAGAGTAAATTACGCATAAGAATTCATTAGAGACTGCATTTTTGTTGGCACTCACTTCATGGCATCTCCGTAATGCTCAGTATATAGTCTTGTTTGTGTTAGTTCACTAACATTTGTAATTTCGTTACAAGTCTACATCACACCAGTTGGTGCATTGGGGTGTCGAAAACGAATTTCTCTTGGTCCCCTCGTGGGGTACTGCATCTGCTGAGCATTGAATTCTGGAGCGTTTTTAGTAGTGTTCCTTGCGGCATCACCTTCTGATCCGTCTCCACCATATCTCAAATGGTTGAAATCGGACACCTTGTTCTTTCTACCGAAACCAAAGAATCTTCTATTGTTACGGGAACGAGGAATATCACCAGAATGAGGTCGGGGTAAAACTGGAACTGATTGTTCCATAAACTGTCTGAATGTCTTCATCGTTTTAGGATAAAAAAAGGGAGTCCGAAGACTCCCTGTAAAATATGTGAACCGTGATCACATGAGGTTTTGGACCTTGACCCGACGATAGTAGGTGTTGGAACCAGCGGTGATACGACCAAGACCCTGAGTAGTGCCTTCAGCGTAGGGGTTTGAGACCATGCCGTAGCGGGTCTTGAAACCGATCTTGGGCTGGAAGGTGTCCTGACCAACGGCACGCACCATTTGCAGGGGCACGTAGGGGCAATAGAACAGACCAGCGTCATAAGGGTTAGAACCCTTGTAACCCATCACGTAGTATTGATCGGCGCTGAGGTTGGCAGCGAAAGGATCAATGTAGACGCGATAGCGACCGTTCATCACACCAGCGAAGGTGTTACCGGTGTCATCAACGTTCAGGTTGCTGTTGAGAGCAGGGGTGTAGTCCAGTTGACCAGCGGCGGTCAGAGCAGAGGCAACATCAGCGGAGCAAAGGATGATGTTACCCTTCCCGCGACGAGTCTCTTGGGCGATTGCGTTAGCGTCACGCTCCAGACCGAAGATCATACCCTTGAACTTCTCAACCATCCAACGTCCGTTGGAGTCGGTGTCGAGGTCGAACACGCCAGTGGTGGCAGTGTTGGTTTGGGCACCAGGCTTAGCAGCCTTGTAGATGGTACGGATGATCTCGCGGTTGATCTCAGCAAGAATCTCAGTGCTGAGGATGTTAGCGAGTTC